TGCCTAATGCTTCGAAAGCAGTATTGATTACGGGAGTTAAAAACTTATCAAATTGAGTTATAATAGATTGACTTTTTTCTTGTATTAGTTTCCAATTAGCATCTTCGCCAAACTTTCTGAGTGCATCAAATGCAGCCTGTGGGATAGTAAGGTTTAATGGGATGCCCTCGGTCGGGTTAGTATTAGCAATCGTTTCCTTTCTCAGCTTTTCTAATGCCGCCTCTAATGCAGGTTGACCTTTGCTAAATTCTACTGTGGCAACCTCAAGGGAAAGGGTATCTACTTTTGCGGTTATTTTATCTGTTTTAGGTATTTCTACCTTTGGAACTTTGATTGGCTTCCCCTTAAAAATGTTAGTTGCTGCCCTACTAAAGTTTGTACTCGCTTCTAATATTCTGTCAAAACCTTTTCTTAAATCACCAGATACCCCGATCAAATCTTCAGCTTGTCCCTTAAATGAATCTACTTGATTCTCTAAAGCCGATACCCTTGTATCTACTGCGGCAATACCTTTTGGCCCTTCATTAATAGACCTTTCCCTTGCTTTTCTTAGTTCATCTTCTGCACTTCCTAATTTAGTAAGGACATCAACCAACTTTAGCTGTGCATCTAACTGCTTACCCGCTACTTCTGCTAATTTGTTTTCTGATGCTAATGCTAAAGCTTTATTTAAAAGCGCCTGTGTAGTTCTTTCTATTTCTGAGGCCGCCTTGCCGCTTAGAAAAGCCTCATCTGTTACATTCTTTAGGTATGGCCCATATTCTTCCCTTAGCTTACCTAATGCCCCTTTACGAGCCTCTGTTGCTTGTGTGTTGTCGGATATGATCGCTGAAAGGAACTTTAGTTTAGCTACATCTCGCCCCGATGCTTCGGTTGCTTCTTTTTGGATGGCTAATGTTTCCTGTTGAGCCTTATACCAATCTTTTCCGCTTGATGTTAACGCCTGAAGTGCCTTTGATAATGACCCGTACTTTTGAACAGCTACTGTAATGGCAGAAGTAACCAAAGAAAAACCCAATAGCACACCACCAGCACCCAAAAGACCACCCGCTAATGCTTTTAATGCCCCGCTCGTGCTTCCTGATTGTGTTTTAAGTGCTTGGAATGATTGTATAAGCGGTTCAATGTTATTCTGAATTCCAATAAACCCAAAGGGAGCATCCTGCGCAATCCTGCCTAAATTCTGTAAAGCAAAGGCGGCTCTATTTGTTCCCGCTACTGCCCCCGTTGCACTTCTTCCTATTCCGGTTATAGCATCACCAAAGCTATCAAACCCCGTTTTACCGATATTCCTTATCTTATTTGAAGTCTGACGGAGAATGTCAAGTTGCTTATTGGCTTCAACCAATGCGCCGCCTCTAAGGTCTCTTGCTGCCTTGTTTAGCTCTTTAAAATCTTTCTCAAGTTCATTGAGTGATTTTGTGACCTCTACTATATCAGCCCCAATCTTTATCCGTAGTGCTTCTTCAGCCATTTTTGTTTTTTACTGCTTCAAATAATTTTGCCAGTTCATCGTCAGAACTCTGTACCACTTCATCACCTAAATCCCATAATTCATTGGGGCTATTAGGGGGCTTACTACTCCACAGTCGAGCCATCATGAATATAATGTTCCGGTTCAGCTTGTAATCGTCTATACGCCCGGCTCTATACCCTTCAGCCATTAGCATGAACTCTTTTGGGGATACGCTGTAAAAATCAACAGGCATCAATCCCATTTGATAGGCTAACTTTTCGATTTCTTCAAAGGACTCTTTTTTTTTGTGTCTTCGCCTTTCAATAATTGGCACTCGCTCCAAACCTTGATAACACTTGTCAGGGCGGCAACTTTGTCATCATCTCCTATACATGATTCTACAAAATCTACCACCCCCTCAAATGTTAGTTCTGGGTTTATTTCTTTGACGGCACAATTATTTAAGTAGCCTGAATAAATAACATGGGCAATGCCAATTTCATTTATTTCATTTCCAGAAAAGCAGAACCCATTTGTTAGCTTTTCAGAAAGGTATCTTGCTGAGTGCATCCCAAATTTTAGCCCTACTTCGGTTTCGTTTATGTTAAGTTTTGTGTAATTCATATTACGGAGTTATGTCGATTACGCTATCTGATTTAAAGGTAACTGAAAAAGAAATGTAAGCCGCTGAACTTGACTTGTTCAATGACAAAGCAGTAACTTTTGCAGAAAATTGATGGTAGTAAGCAGCTCCCAAAGATGAACCAGCAACAACCGGATTTTGCACCCTTACGGACACAGTTGATTTGTTGTTAAACGCAGTCAAAAGGCTTGCATAAGATACCTGTGATACGGTTGGAGCAGTTTCACACAATGCTTCTGCTGTGATCGTGTATGAAACACTTCCCACACTTGTAAGTGTGCCGCAATCGGTTTGCTCTTCCGAAACTTCGACTGTTCCATCTACTGTTCCAGATGAAACACAAACAAGCGTTTTGTAAGATACTCCGCCCGCTACATCAACCTCAATGGGTTGGTTAGAACTTGTAATTTGTGCCATTAGTATTGAATTAGTAATTGATTAAATGTTAATATTTTTCTTGTTATGTATTCCCCGTTGGTATCTCTTTCGTCTAAAATCCTTGTTGATTCTAATTGAATGTGTCCTATTTGAAAGTCATTGGAACTCATTGAACCCGCCCCGCCTCCGATAAGTGGCAAAATCCTTTCCATGACATCCTCTGAGATTTCCTCTACTGCATCATAGTTCTGGTACATATTCTGCCTTACATAAACCTCCACATTAATCACCACGCTCCTTATAAACTTTGCATCATTAGCCTCATTGGTATCTGTGATGGTTGTTAGTTCTATGTAGTAGTTTCCGGTTGTATTAACGGGAAGATTCTCGTAAACGGGTATAGTATAGCCGTTGTAGGTAATCCCACTCAGGACGTTCTTAAATGCGGTTCTTAGTGCTTTACTTGCGTTTTTCACGAAGTAGTTTTATAATGTTTTTCACAATTACAGGCTGATATGCGTACACGCTCGGAAAGAAATAAGGCTGAGCTCTAACGCCCTGACCTGTGCCGTCACCCCTTTGGAATCTTTTAGCATATGCCTCTAATCCTTTTGGTATTGTTACGTTTGACTTAGTGCCGAACTCTACATAAGCAGCGTAGTCTTTTTGAGCTACTATTTCAAATTCCAGAAAACTAACCCTACTTGCACTAATGCTTGACCTCAACAATCCAGTATCAACAGGGCAAAGACGTTTGGCACTTGTCGATATTTTTTCTGCCCCTGCGGCAAATTCAGCATCTACCTCTTTGGCTATATCATCGCCCGTTTTTTTTAGCCTGTTGATAGTGCTTTGCAGTCCAGAAAGTTGAATGGTAAAACTCATATAACTACCTTTCTGTAAAATCTTGCATTCAATAAATTCGTATAAGGGTACTGTGTTACACTCGCTGCGTTATCTTTATCGGATTGAAAATTCATCCCCCTATTCTTATACTGCCATGCTACAAGTACTTTCATATCCGTAATCAAATCATCCGGTAAACTTGTAAATCCAGATGTGTATGTTACTCTAAACTTAGAATAAGTAAATACTTTTAGTGTGTCATTTATTACCGAATAATCCGAACTGGTTAAAGTAACCCATTCATCTTCTACCCACTTTTGAACGCTTGTAACATTAGAAACAGGGCCATACGGAAGATCGAACTCTAATCTGTCATTACTTATAGTTGACTGAATTGTTTTCACGCCAAAACTCAACCCTGTGTATTTTTCAAGATTTAATCTGGTTGACTTAATCAAGGCATTAATTAAATTATCATCGCTCGTGTAATCAACTATACGCATCCATGCTTTAGCATCTGTTAAACTAAGCGGCTCGGAAACTAAATCTGATGTTACTTTAACTATCATATAGTGTTATACTTGTTCCTTATTTCTTTTGCCCACAATTCAAATTCCTCCAGTTCCTTAGTAGGGTCTAATTCCCTTGATCTATCTTTAGCCTTTTTGCTGGCTTTGTCGTATTCTTTCTTATCGTCTAATTTCTCTATCGCTTTCACCCATTCATCTATGTTATCTCTATCTTTTATGTATATCCCCGCTTTATCGCAGTTTTCAAACAATCCAGGCGTTTTAGTACAAATAACAGGTATGCCGCTACACATGGCTTCAGTAGCCGTTCTTCCCCATGATTCAAAGGCACTCGGCATAATTAAAATTCGAGTCTTCGAATAAATGTCTTTGATGTATTGAGTTTTTTCGTGTATCTCTACGTTACTCGGTTGATCTAATTGTTGCCCGTCTTTAGCTGGCTCTGAGTAACTTCCTTTTACGCCTATAAATTTCTTATGTGGCATCCTTTCAGCAATTTGCTTTAAAATATGCCCGCCTTTGTTTTTGTCTAAGTTGATTAGCGTTATAGCCTCATTCTGTTCCGGATTCTTCTTTGTATCGTAATATCTAAAATCACAACTTGGATGAAGCACAAAACTTTCATGAGTGTATTGTAATTTTTCTTTCGCTGCATGGGAATTATAAACAATGTATTGCGGCCTATCGGCCTGTTTGATGCTTTCGTATGGTGAATAGTTGTGAACCAAGTGCATGACTGGTTTCTTAAACATCCGGCCTAAGTGAATGGTATTCTGTGTGAAATCCAAATGCGTTATTATCACATCTGCCCATAAAAACAACGTTTCAACCATTTGCTCATTTGGCGGGAACACATCTACTCCATCGTACACATAAATGTCTTTGATGTTGTAGTGATTACTCTGCCATATCAACACCCTTACCTCGTGGCCTTTAGAGATTAGATACTTGTTGATGTTGTGTATCATCATCTCCGCACCGCAAAGATGTTTAGGAGGATATAAGTGAATTGAGCAAAGGAATTTCATGTTAGTTTTTTACGTATTCTACCAAAATCATTTTATACCCCAAATTGTCTAATGAACCATCCATAACAACACTAAACCCATGAGCCTGAAAGTCTAAAGTTGACCAAAGGCTTTTGTGTACCTCTAATTCATTACCCATGTAAGCACCCTGTTCAATGAACACCCCAGGAGTAACTACAATGAAAACACCACTTTTATTAAGTCTTTCCTTACACTTAGTAATCACAAATACACCTTCCTCTTTCGTGAAGTGTTCCAGTACATCAGTCATTACTATGCAATCCCATTTCCTGCTATCTGTGTCAAAGAACTTTTCTATTGTGCATTCATGCACCACGTTATAACATTCCCACAAAGGAGATCGGTAGTTAAACCCCTCTACTCCTTCTAAATGCGTTTTGTATGGCTTTACTCCGTTGTCAATCCAATTCCTTACAATCGCTCCGTTTATTCCGTGTCCTATTCCTAAGTCTAACACACTTTCATGCTTGTTCATTAGCATGATCCTAATTAGGTAAGGTATCGTATTGAATGCTCCTATTGGCATGAATTGAGTTTAAATAAAGGGGGATTTCTCCCCCCTTATATTTAAGATGCAGAACCGTAGATAGCGGCAGTAGGCTGGAA